GAAGAAGACCTTGCTGATCAAATACAAATTCTAATTCAATGAAAAGAGGTTTAAAATGATGAAAGTTTATTTAGCTGGATTTATTCAAGGAACAGTTATTGATAAATGTGTTGAATGGAGAAAAAGAATTAGAGAACATTATGACAATTGGAAAGGAAGTGGAAAAAAATATCCTATTATATGGTTAGACCCTTTAAATGGTGAAGAATTTAGTGAGATTTCTCCAGATGGATTAAAAGGTGTTATGCCCCCACATACTATAGTACATAAAGATTATAAGTGTGTAGAAACGTGTGATTTAATAGTTGTAAACATGGACACATTTGGTCAAGATAGACCATTGACAGGTACTATTTGTGAATTAGCATGGGGATTTCAATTACATAAATCAATTATTATGATAACTAATGAAGATAAATATAGACTACATCCATTTCTAGAATATTTTTCAAGTTGGATTGTACCATCTATAGATGAATTACTTGATAAAAAAATTATCAATCAATTTTATAAATCTTGGCATTCAGCCGAATATTAAAAGGAAATAATATGCCATATATTAAAAAAGAAGAACGAGTCGAAATGGATAAAGTTGTAGACTTCATGATAGAACATGGAGTAAAAGCTGATGGTAAATTAAACTATGTTCTTTTTAAATTCTGTAAAAATACATTGTTTGATACACAGAAAGAATCATATAATGAATATAAGAATTTTCTAGGTGAACTTAATGAATGTGCAGAAGAAATACGAAGAAGACTATTAAGTTTATATGAAAATTCTAAAATAATTGAGAATGGAGATGTATATTAAAATGGATCATTTAAAAGAACATATCGAATATAAAAATCCTAAAATATTATTTGAAACTATTATGAGAGAAGCTGATGAATTATATAATCTTGATCATATAAATTTTGACACATGGGAAAAGGCAATATATGCAAGTTGCATACTAAATGCTTTTAAAGTAGCAGGAAATTCTAAATTATCTAAAGAAGATTTATATAAATATACTGAACAAGTTTTTAAAGATTGTAAAGAATATGCCGAACAAAATAATTTATTAATGGATGGAAAAGAATAATGTTCAATAATATCTATTACGATAATAGTAACGGTAAAATTTCCTTATGGGAAACCGAAGATGAACACAGAAGTAAAATCGAAGAAACTCCTGCCATTGAATATTATGTTCCCGATCAAACTAAAAAATCTAGTATCAAAGATATATATGGTAATGTTGTAGTCTTACAGACTAGTAAGACTATACATGATATGAAATATGTTGCTTCTAGTGTTTCTACTTGTGAAACCGATGTAGCTATGGATATCAAATATCTTCAGAAGAGATATTTGGGTAAAGATTTAATAGCAAACATGAAGAATTTTAATGTTGCTACTATAGATATAGAAGTGGAAGCAGATGGTTCCTTTCCTGACGAATGGGAAACCAAATATCCTATTAATTTAATATCTATTCATTTTTCTAAAACAAATGAATTATATACTTTTGGTAATAGACCTTATACTGGTAATAGTTCTGAAGTTAAAAATTATCATTATTGCGCCGATGAAAAAACATTGATAGAGAAATTTATTATATTTTTTAGAAAACAAAAAGTTGATATTATTACAGGATGGTATTGTAGAACCTTTGATATTCCTTATATTGTTAATAGATGTAAAATGTTAGGAATTGAAAAAACTTTATCGCCATTGAATATCGTACATGAGAAACATATTAATGGATATCATGTATCTGGTAAAGGATATATGATAGCAGGAATTTCGATACTAGACGGTGTAGAGCTTTATAAAAATTTTGTTTATAAGAAGAGAGAATCATATTCCTTACAATCTATAGGAATGTTAGAAGTTAAAGAAGGTAAAAAGAGTTATGAAGGAACAATTAATAATGCTTGGAAAGTAGATTGGAATGGTTTTGTGGAATATAATGTCCAAGATGTGTTATTATCTAAGAAGATTGAAGATAAGAAAAAACATATAGAACTTACTATTAACTTTTGTTATCAAGCATTGATTCCTTTTGAAAAGATATTCTCTTCAATATCATTAATTACTGGATATATTCTTAGATATCTTCATAACAAGAATATTGTTTATCCTGACCGAAGCAGCAAACAAGAAAAAGATAAAAAATTTCCTGGTGCTTTTGTTATGGCGAAACCTGGATTTTATAAGTATCTAGTCTCCTTTGATGTTGAGAGTATGTATCCTCATATAATTAAAATGTATAATATCAGCCCCGAAACTATTAAAATTAATCCAATCGATCCCGAAAATTATAATAAATGTCCATTATCAGATACTAAAACATGGGAAACAACAGAAGGGAATATAACAATAGGCGGCATATATTACAAAAAAGAAAAAGGAATATTACCAGAAATTGTTACAGATATTTTTAATGAAAGAAAACAATTTAAGATTAAAAAAGAAGTTGCTAGATGTTTAGAAACTGGAGAAATATTAGAAGAATGGCAAAAGAAATTTGTTGAAGGTATTCAATTAGAACTAGAAAAATCGGAATATTATAATTCACAACAATTAATTAGAAAAATTTTAATTAATTCAATATATGGAGTTCTAGGAAATCCATATTTTAACTTTTTTAATGTTAATAATGCTATGGCAGTAACTTTGGGGGGTCAGGAACTTATAAAATACTTATCTAATGCCATGAATAGCTATATGAAGGACAATTGGTATAAGATAATAGATAAGTGCTTTCCTAATAAGTATAATATAATTAAGAAGCCATTGGAGAAGGATGTAGTTATTCTTATTGATACCGATAGCAATTATTTATGTTTAGAAGAAATTATCAAAAATTTAAATATCAATTTTGAACATAATAAAGATTTTGCTGATTTTGTTAATAAATTAAATGATAAATTTTTTAAACCATTTTTCAAAAAGATATTAGATATATATGCCGAAAAATATGGTGTTCAAAATGTAATTAATTTTAAAAAAGAAAAAACAATTACTCAAAAATTCATACTAGCCAAAAAGAAATATGCAGATGAAGTAATTGAAGACGATGATGGAACATATTATGATGATCCTGAAATTTCAATCACAGGTATTGAAATTGTAAGAACCGATACTCCTTCTTTTTGTAGAAGTAAGATTAAAGAAGTAATTAAAAATATCTTTAGAACCAAAGCACAAAACAAATCTATTATTATTGATGAAATGAGAGAAATTCATGAAAAATTCTTAACAACTTCTTTAGATGAAATTGCGGTTCCTAAAGGTGTAACAGATTATAAAAAATATGCTCAACCAATTGAATATTATTTTGAACATGGATTATCATATCCAAAATCCTGCCCAATACATGTTAGGGCTAGTATCAACTATAATTTTATTATTAAAAAGTTTAATCTACCATTGCAGCCTATTGATAACGGAACTAAAATGAAATTTGTATATGTTGCCGATCAAAAAAATATTCTTAATCAAAATATAATAGGATTTGTTAATAACTGGCCTAAAGAATTTGATAAAATGTTTAAATTAGATATGGATGCTCAATGGGATCGAGTTTTTCAATCGGTTATTCAAAGATTCTTTGATGTTCTTCAATGGGGTAATATTCGATTAGAAAAATGTGGTTTGTCAAGTCTTTTTGAATAAGATTGACATATTGAAAAGAATATATTATCTTTAAACAAAAGGAGTATTATGGAAGAATCACGTAAACGTAGTTTAAGTAAATCAAAAGAAAAAATATTATTGACTTGGGGCGAATATATTTTAATAGTTGATGAATTATATAAACAAATTAAAAAATCTAAAATTAAATTTAATTATATTTATGGTATTCCTAGAGGTGGAATGATTCCTGCTGTAATATTATCTCATAAATTAAATATTAATTGTATTGTAGAAGATCAAATATCATATGCTAAAAAAGGTAAATTATTAATAGTTGATGATATTATAGATACCGGAAATACAATACAATCTGCTATAGATTATTTTAAATTATTTAGTGGAATTAAAATAATTAAAGTTGCATCTATTTTTAAACATAAAAAAACTATTTTTAAACCAGATTTTTATGTAAAAGAAAATTCTAATTGGATCGTTTTTCCATATGAAAAATCATAGAACATTAATTTATGAAATAAAAAATATTCAAAATATTGTCCAATTATATCGGAGTAATTATGAACGATATCAGAAGAGTATTAAGTTATAATGATGTGCTACTAGTTCCAAGAAATTCAGAATTGGATCATATTAGTGATGCTGACATAAAAATTCAATATCATTCTGCATCATTTAAATCTATTCCTTTAATTAATGCTCCTATGGATAAAGTTTGTAGTATCGATTTATTAAACAAACTTCACAATATGCCTTTATCAATACCTGTTACAATACATAGATGGTTTAGTTCAGCCGAAGAACAAATTGAGTTTTATAAAAACTGTCATTTTGTCAATGATAATGATGTTTTTATAGCAGTAGGTATTGTTAATAAATGGAAAGTATGGATTGACAAACTATATAAATATAGAAGAAGAAATGCTAAAAATTTCAGTATTTTAGTTGATATAGCAAATGGCGATACAAAAGCAGGAGTAGAAACAGTAAAATATATAAGATCAACATTTGGTCCTAAATGTAATGTTATGGCAGGAAATGTTGCGACTAGAAGTGGATTTGGCAGATTACAAGAAGCAGGAGCTAATTTTGTAAGAGTAGGAATAGGTGGAGGCAGTATTTGTTCAACAAGAACATCTACTGGATTTGGTCTTCCTACTCTTACATCTATTTTTGATTGTGCTAAAATAAAAGATACAGCTTATTTAGTCGCTGATGGTGGTATAGAAACTCCCGGTGATATTTGTAAAGCTATAGCCGCAGGAGCAGATATGGTAATGTTAGGAAAAATGTTAGCGGCAACTAGTCTTTCAGGTGGAGAAAAAGTTGATAAAGATTTTTGTTTGACCAATAATAAAGATGAATATGCATGGGTTTCTTATTCAGGTATGGCAAGTAAAGAAGCCATTCAAAAATTAAATAGTAAAAAATCTGTAGTTTCAATTGAAGGAGTATCTGGTTATATTCCTTATACCGGAGAAACAGAAGAAGTTGTAAATAACATTATAGGAAATTTACAATCTTCCGTTTCTTATTATGCAGGATGTCACAATTGGGATGAATTTAGAAGAAAAGTAAAATTTGTAGAGATTACATCTGAAGGATGGAATGAATCTAAGACTAGGATATATCAAAGGAATTAAATGTATAAACTTCAAGGTTTTTTTGCTTATATAGATAATCATTATGTTGGTCCTTATGATCGATTAAGTCAAGCTAGAGATGAAGCTAGACTTCATGGTAAAGATATTTCTATTTATTATGGAATTTTAGAAAAATCTGATGATGGAGAGCTTGAATATAATCATGATTTAGTTTTAATTCCTAAATGTAAAAAGGATTTAAAAAATGGAAAATCTTGAAAATAAAGCTAGAAGATTATTTGATAAAGATAATTTAAAAAAACTTAAAAGTAAGACTATTATTAGTTATGAAAAAACTATTGATGATAAAATTAGTATAGAAGATATTGAAAATAATTTATTTTTTACTGCGGAAATAAAAGTTTCGAAAGACGAAGAATTATATACAAAGGTTTTATTCTTAAAAATAGATTCTCAAGATATATATAATTTAACAAATATGAAATTTGAAGATCATTCAGAATATTATGATATAATTAATATAAGAGTTGTGGATGTGAATATAGAAGTTAAATACCAAAAGGAGGTTGTTAATGGAACTAAACCTATATAAAAAGATATTAAATGATAAAGGTTCAGAAAAGAAAGGTACGACTAATTTGCCATTGTCTGATTATTTGATTAATGATTCAGAGGAATTTGTAACATACATTTCTTCAAATTTTATTGTAGGTAATTTGTTATTTAGTGGTAGAGTAAAAGGAGGAATACCAAAAGGCAAAATATCTATGATTTCTGCTCCATCGATGCTTGGTAAATCATTGATAGCTTTATCCATTATTAAAACAGCACAAAAAGAAGGAATGGATGTTGTAATTATTGATACTGAAAGAGCTTTTAGTTTTAATACAACAAAATCTATTGGTGTTGATGTTAGTCCAGAAAAATTAATAGTTCTTCAAGAAAATAGTATTGAAGAAGTCAAAAATATTATTTTAAAAATTGTAGAGGGAATTCCTAGAACAGAACGAGCAAACATTCTTTTTGTTATCGATAGTTGGGGAACACTAGTTTCTTCAAAATCTATAGATGATGGTCTTGAGGGAAAAGATGTAAAGGATATGACACTTTCTCAAAAGAAGAATGAACTTGCTAATATTATTTTAAATACTAAATCTACATATTTTGTTGTGAACCATGTTTACGATAATACAGGTGGATTTGGTGATCCTTTGCAAATTCCTGGTGGTCGTAGAATTATGTTTAATTCGGATTCAGTTGTATTATGTAGCTCAAGAGCAAAAGATAAAGATAAAGATAAAACTATCACAGGAAGTATAATATCATCACAAACATTTAAGTCTAGACATTCAAGAGAAAAAATAGAACTTCAATTTCGTATTAAATATGATGGTGGACTAGATGTTTTCTTTGGTTTAAAAGAAGATGCTCTTGAAGGTGGATTTATTGAACCAGGAAGAGTTATAGATGATAAAGAAACCAAAAAGAAAGGTGAACCTGTTTATAAAAATAAACCAGGAACATTTATGAGAACACATCTTAAAGATGATATTCCTATTAAAGAAGACGAAATGTATACAATTGATTTTTGGATGCCAATCTTTAAAAGTACTAGTTTTAAAGATTATTTAGAAAAGAAATATACATTTCAAGATAGCTTTGATATATCAGTAAATGAAAAAGAACTTCAAGAAATTTAAGGATATACATGGAACCAGTATTTTTTGAAAAACTTATAATTAAATTTTTGTTTAACAACTT